AGGCTGCTCGCTCGCGGGCCAGAGGGTATCGGAACGTAACAACCTTCATCACCATGATCTACCTGATCGGAGCGCCCATCACCCAACTCTTGGAGGCGTGAATTCCACAGCTAACGTCGAAGACCCATATAATTCAAGCTGCCACACTTTCTTGTCCACAGGCTGTACTACGGACGCCTCTTCATGGCGGAGAAGGTGCTGGAGAAGGCCTACGTCTATTACCTCCGCCATCGGCGCGGGCTGTTCCTGCTCGACTTCGAGAACGCCATCTACAGCATCACGCTGGGCAAGGTGCAGGGCATGGACAAGGCCCGCCAGATGGCAGCCAGGATGACCGACGTGTGGGGCCGCCTCGGAGGCGCAATCAACGTGGTGGCCTCGTCCTTCGGGAAGGTGCTGCTGCCGCCTCTTGAGGTGTTGGACGGGCACATCGTGGAGGTGCTCGGTACGCTCAACCGCTGGATTGGCATCGCCCCCAACCTCTTCAGGTGGATAGGCTACCTCGCCGTGGCCAGCGTCACCTTCGCGGGCGTCATGGGCCTTGTGGCAGCCGTGACAGGCATCGGCAAACTGGCGCTGGTGGGCATGGCCGGGCCGCTCAAGCTGGTGGCCGTGGCCTTCGGCCTGCTCACCAAGGTCACAGGCTTGCAGACGGCGGCCCAGTGGCTGCTCAACTCCGCCATCCTGCCAACCCCATCACGTGGGTCGTGCTTGGCGTGTTGTCGCTCATCGCCGTGCTTGGCGACTGCCTCGGCTGGTGGGACGCGCTGAAGGCCTCGCTGGGCGATACGGCATGGGGCAATGCCCTCGTGGAGACGGTGCTTGCCGTCATCGCGCCGTTCCGCGCCATGTACAACGCCATCGCAGGTGTGATGGGCCTCTTTTCAGGCTCCGCCTCTGCGCCTGCCATGCCGGACGCCGCCCCCGGTGCCCCTTCCGTCGAGCCTCCAGCCCCCGTGGCCTCGCTCGAAGCCGCCCGTTCACCCGTGGTGCCCTCTGCCGGACTCATGCGCGAAGGGGGCAAGGTGTTCGCCAAGGGCGGCAACAGCAAGACGACGACAATCGGCACGGTCAACATCACCACCGACAAGCCGATGGATGCCACACACCTGAAAGAGCAGCTCGAGCTGGCGGCGGGGTAGGTAATGGAACCGCGCTACATCGACCTTCGCATCTCAGACGACGACCTCACCCTCGATGCGGGCGGGCAGCCCGTCATGCTCGAAGGCCGCGCGTCCATCGCGCAGGACATCGTACACATGATCCGCGAATCGGGGCTTCTGGTGGACATCATCGCCAACCGCGACGCCCGGCAGCGCCGAACCAACATCGTGCGGATTACCATCGCCGTGGACGACGACAAGCGCATCGTACCCGGCTCCACTGCCGTGGAGGAGGCGCGCCCGGGCGAATACTGGCTCACGGCCCAGACCGTGGATTACGGCGAGATCGCGCTCAAGCTGGAGGCATGAGAGATGGGCAAGGGTGAAGACTATGCGTTGGCGGCTCGAACGGGCTGCACGGCACGCCATTCGGTTCTCGTGTGGGCGGTCTCCCACAGCGTGAACGCCTGCTGCATGTTCAGCCAGAGTTCCGGGGTGGTGTTGAGGGCGCGAGAGAGTCGCAAGGCGATGTCGGGCGTGATGGCCGCGCGCTCATTCACGATGGCCGAAAGGGCCTTGCGCGAAATGCCAAGCTGCTGCGCAAGTGCCGTGATCGTCAGGCCGAGCGGCTCCATGTGCATCCTGTGCAGGATGCCGCCGGGGTGCGTGGGCTTTCTGGTGCGGGTGCGCATGGGGTCTCTCCTAGTGATAGTCCTGATAGTTCACGACATGGGCGTCTCCGTTCTCGAATCGGAAGGTCATTCGCCAGTTGCCGGAGATCTTCACAGCCCAGTGGCCGTTGAGATTTCCCTTGAGCTGGTGCAGCCCCGAACCGGGAAAGCCCATGTCTTTGACCTCTCGTGCGTTGTCGAGAAGGTCGAGAACGTCAAGCAGCTTGCGTACATGCTTCTGTTGTACGCCTTTGGTTGTACCATCGTAGAACAGGTCTTCAAGGCCCTTGTGCGCAAAGCTGCGAATCATGGATGCAATGTAACCATTCTGGTTACATCGTGTCAAGGTGCACCCGAGCAAAGCCTTGCCTGCCAATGGTTCACAATCTCCAAGGAATAGACCGATGACCACCCAGACCCCTTCCGACCTCTTCACTTCCATGCTCCGGCAGGCAGGCGTTCCCGTCACCGCGCAGGACATGCAGCGCGAGTGGGATGCCATCAACACAGCACAGGGCAGCCGCATCACCAACGACAGCGCATGGTCGCCGTTCTGGCGGCTCACCTCGGCCATGGTCACGGCCCCGGCGCAATGGCTGGTCTCGCTGCTGGTCGAGCACGCCTTGCCCAACACCTTCCTGCGGTACGCCTCGGGCCAGTGGCTGGACGTGTTCGCGTGGGGCGTGGACGTGAAGCGCAAGCCCGCAGCCACGGCCTCGGGCCGTGTGGTCTTCACGCGCGCCTCGGCCTAGGGTGACCTCACCATCCCGCAAGGCACGCTGGTAGAGTCGCCCGACATCGGCGGCGTCATCTACCGGGTGCAGACCGTGCGCGAAGAGGTCATCCCCCACGGGCAGCTTGGCGTCACCGCAGAGGTGCAGGCAGAGAAGCCCGGCGCAGCCTACAACCTCGGGCCGGGGTACTATTCCATTCTCACAAGGCCCGTGCCCGGGGTGGTGTCCGTCACCAACGGGGCCGACTGGCTCACCGCGCCCGGCGCGGATGTGGAGAGCGACGAGGCCCTGCGCCTGCGCACCCGCAACCAGTTCGCCGCCGTGGGCCAGTACCACCACGACGCGGCCTACCGTGCCCTCATCGCCGCCTTCGCCGGGGTGCGCACCGACCACCTCTTCTTCGAGAAGGACGCCCCGCGCGGCCCGGGAACCGCCAACTGCCACGTCATGGTCGAGAGCGGCATCCCCCCGGCTGACCTCATCGACGCCATCAACGCCCACATCGCGGCGTCCGGCAACCAGGGTCACGGCGACGACATGCGCTGCATGGCCATGCGTGCCAAGCCCGTGACCATGCGCGCCACGGTGTACGCCGTGCCGCAGGCCGACACCGCCCGGCGCGAGAGCCTGCGCCGGGGCGTGGAAGACCGCATCCGTTGCGCCTTCCGCGAGAATGCCGACTTCGCCATGACCAAGACCATGCCCCTTGCGCGTTTCAGCCTTTCGCGCCTTGCCGAGGAACTGCACCTCGCCCTGCCAGACCTCCAGAGCGTGGAGCTTTCGTACACGCTGCCCGGCGTGGGGCAGGGCAGCGCCGAAGACATCGTGGCCGCGCTCGAACTGCCCACGCTGCAAGGCCTCACCGTGGAGGTGGCAGCATGATGCCGCTCCTGCCCATACACCTTCCGTTCTGGATGGGTGGCGAGCAGGCCTCGAAGCTCGCGGCAGCCGCGCAGGTGTGGTTCACGCGCCTTGGCGAGGTGGCAGCATGGCCCGCCCGTCAACTCGACCCGTTCACGGCGACACTGGCCGTGCTCGACCTCATGGCGTGGCAACGCAACATCACCCGCTACCCCGGCGAACCGGAACGCCTCTACCGCCTTCGCGTGGCCCATGCCTACGCCAACGCCTGCGATGCGGGCTCCGTGGCAGGGTGGAAGCGCATCTTCAGGCGGCTTGAACTCGGCGACGTGGGGCTGGAAGAACGTGTGCCCGGACAGCCGTGGGACGTCATCGGCGTGGTGGTGGACGATGCCAGCTTCCCCGACCGGCAGAACGTGCTTGAGATCATCGTGGACGAGTACGGGCGCACGTGTCGCCGCTATCGCTTCATCAGTCGCATCACCAAGGCCGTGCGCGTGACAGCCTGCGCCTTCGATGACGACCACCTCACCGTCACGGCCTGTAGTGCCGCCATCCCCGGTGTGCGCCTGCCCGTGCGGGCTGCCACCTTCGACGACGAACACCATACAACGGAGGCCATCGCATGAGCGTTGCACTCACCTACGCAGGGGAAAGCCTCATCGCCCGGCTACAGGCCGAAGGCCGCCCCCTGACCATAGACACCTTCGTCTTCGCCGACGTGCCGGGCGTCGACCATACGGCCCCGGTCAACCCGGGGCAGGGCCTGCCTGAAGGGCACGAGGTCTACCGCTTCGCCATCCCGGCGGAGTACCGGGCCTTCGTGAACCCCAATCAGGTGGTGTACTCGGCGCTGCTCGGTTCCGACATCGGCCCCTTCGTCTTCAACTGGCAGGGGCTGTACTGCACCGAACACGCCACGCTCGTGGCCGTGGCCACCTTCCCCCGGCTTGAGAAGCGCAAGTACGACCCCGCCACCAACACGCAGGGCAACAACCTCACCCGCAACTTCATGCTGGAGTTCTCCGGCGCGCGCGAGGTCACGCAGGTCACCGTCGAGGCCGCCGTCTGGCAGCTGGACTTCTCGGTGCGCCTCAAGGGCATGGACGAGCGCGAACGCCTGTCGAACCGCGACATCTACGGCAGGGCCGCCTTCCTCGACGACGGCTGGCTCCTCACCCGCACGGCGGACGCCTACAGGTTCGAGGCCGGGCGCGGGTATGTGGAGGGCATCCGTGCCGCCCTTGCAGAGCCTCTGCCCGCCGTGCCCACGGTCAGCCCGTGCGACGTGTGGCTCGACGTGTCCATGCAGGCTGAAGGCTCCGACATGGTGACCACCGTCTCACCGCTCTTTCTCGCCCCCGGCACGGCCAGCCCCGACTACACCGCGGCCCCGCCCCACAACACCCGCCACCACTGCGAGAAGGTCGCCCGCATCGAGGCCGACGGCACGGTCGTTGACCTGCGCCCCAAGAGCCGCGACGTGCTGCAACAGACGCTCGGCGTGGCCTCTGCCGGGCATACGCACCCCCTCGCCACCGAAGACGCTCCCGGACTGGTGGAACGCGCCACCGATGCCGAAGCGCAGGCCGGGGCGGACACGGAACGCTATGTGACGCCGAAGCAACTGGCTGTGATTCTCGGCAAGATCGACGTGACCAGCATGGTGCGCGACATGCTCGGAGGGGCCATCGTGGAATGGGAGTGCGAGACCATTCCTAACTTGACGGACGGAAGGCCTCTTGGCCTTGAGCTGAACGGCGCTATTGTGAGCCTTGCGGTGTGGCCCCGCCTCCTGCGCAAGTGGTGCGGTGCGGCGAAGAACGCCACGGCCCCGGCATGGTACCGCTGCAACGCCTCTGGCGTGCGCGACGCCGCAGGCGACCACATCCGGTTGCAGGACAGGCGCGGGGAGTTCGCGCGCGGTTGGGACCACGGGCGCGGTGTCGATGCCGGGCGCGTGCTGGGTAGTGTGCAGGGCGATGCCATCAGGAATATTGTCGGTTCATTGGGCTCAATCTCTGCAATCGTCGCCGGAACTGCCTCAGGAGCCTTTACCGTTGGCACTCCATCGAACCGCTCTGCGGGCAACAGTAATGGGCCTACATGTGATTTTACCTTCAACGCCTCCCGTGTGGTGCCCACCGCCAGCGAAAACCGCCCCCGCAACATCGCCACCATGTATCTTGTCCTCGTCTAGGAGCACCCCATGCCTACGATACACACCTACGATGCCCGCACCCGCGAATACCTGAAGACCGTCGACTGGACGCCCCCCAACGAGTGGGTGGCCCTGCCTGCCGACGCCACCACGCTACAGCCCCCGGCATCGCTTGCTGGCTTCGCCCGTGTGCTGAACCTCGCGGGCGATGTTTGGGAACACGTCGAAGACCACCGGGGCAAGGCGGGCTTCATTGATGGGCAGCCCCACACGGTGCGCGACCTTGGGCCGCTGCCTGCCGGGTGGAGCACGACCGCCCCCGAAGTCCCGCTGGTCAGAGTGAAGGCCACCAAACGTGTGGAGATAACCGCCGGGCATGATGCCGCCCTCGCGGGCGTGGTCGCCATCTCCGACCCCACGCCCACCGTGGTTGCCGTCGAAGCGGCGCTGCTGGCCACCACCGACTCCACCGGGCTGGCCTACGCCCGGCAGAAGCTGGCCACGCGCCGGGCAGAACTTGAAGCGATGGTTGAAGCCGCGCAGACGGTGGAGGCCGTCATGGCGATAGCCGTCAACTATCCGGTGTAGCCATGTTCCAGCCCGTCACGTTCACGCCGCCGTCCAGTGTGGACGGCGTCGCAGACAGCGCGGTAGCGCATGGAGTGACGCGGGGAGCGCGAAGCGGGCTTTGCCCGTATCGCATGGATGCGACCAAGGAACGGAAAGGGGAGGGTATCGACCTGTGAGCTTCCTGCGCCTCGACAACTACACGGTGCCGGGCTTCGGCCTTCAGGCGGCCTTGTCGCTCAAGTTCAAGGACGAGGACGCCTCGGGCGACAGTTCGAGCACCGCCAAGGCCAGCAAGGGCACCAAGGGCAAACGCCTCGAATGCAAGGTGTGCATCCGCTTCCGTGACGAAGCCGACCTGCGCAGCCTCACCAGCATGGCAGAGGCCAAGCAGGGCGGAGACGGCAGGGTCTACACCATCACCAACCGCACCGCCAACGCCGCAGGCATGAGGCAGGGGCGCTTCACGGGCGACTTCAGGGCCGACGAACAGGAGGACACGCGGTGCTGGCTCGTCTCGTTCTCGCTGGCGGAGCATATCTCCGTGCCCGAACGGGCAGAGGCACGCGAAGCCCCACGCGCCGTCGCCACACAGCAGAACCCCGGCGAGACCATCGCCCCGGCGACGGAACCCGCCGCGCAGGACAAGCAGAACCTGACATGGGCGGAACGCATGTTGAAGAAGGCCAGCGACGCCATCGGCGGCTTCGATGACGCCGGAGGCACGACACCATGAGGCTCATCAAGCGGCTCACGGTGGCAGGGGTGGAGGTTCCCCTCGTCTCTGAAGACATCCGCCTCGATGCCGACCGCCCCGGACGCGCCGTGTTTCAGGTGCGGGCCACGGCTCCCCTTGCGGGCGAGGTGGCCTTCGCCATCGGCTGGCATTTCGAACAGGGTCTCACCCGGTTCTTCACCGGCGACATCGAACGGTGCGACGCCGTGGACGGCGCACAGCAGCGCATGTTCTGCCGTGAGGTCTCGGCACGTCTCGACGCGTCCATGCCCGTAGCCATGCGCCACCCGACCCTGCGCGAGGTGGTGACCTTCTACGCCGAACGCACGGGCCTGCATGCCATCGTGCCTGAACGCCCGTATGCGACCACGCGCGTCCCGTACTTCGGGGGGCTCGGTTCCGGCTTCCACGGCGTGGCATCGCTGGGCGAGGTCTTCGGCATCCCCGACTACACATGGGGCGCGCAGGGCGACGGGCGGCTCTTCGTGGGCTCATGGGCCGACTCGCGCTGGCCCTCCCGCCCGGTGGAGCTCCCGCGCGAGCTGTTCATCCGGAGCGCCTCCACGGGCTCGCGCGTGGTCGCCGTGCCGGGGCTGCGCCCGGGGGCCGTGCTCAACGGCGAACGCATACACGCTCTGCGTCTTGCAGGGCACGAGATGGAGATCACATGCAAGAGACCATAAGGGCCGCCGTGCTGCGCCTCTTCCCCGAGCTTTCGGGCGGCCTGCACCTCGACAGGTACGCCCGCGTGGTGGCCATCGCAGACCGGCCCGGCGAAGGGGCCACCTGCGAACGCTTCCGCCCGCGCTATGCGGTGGACATCGAGATACTCACGGCAGACATGGAGCCAGACCCGGCCTATCCCGTCTATCCGGCCGTGCCGCTGCCCGTGTCGTGCGGGGCAGGGCAGGAGAGCGGCACCTTCGCCTATCCCGAACCCGGGGCGCTCGTGGTGGTGGGCTTCGCCTATGGCAGGCCCGACCATCCCGTCATCCGGCAGGTCTACCCGCTAGGGGTGTCGCTGCCGGGCGTCGCCCCGCGTGAATGGCTGGCGCAGCAGTCGCCCACCGTCTTCCAGCGGGCCGATGCCGGGGGCAACTGGACGCGCACCACCGACGCCACCATCACCGACGACTCGGTGTCGCGCATCGTCCGGGCCGTGGACGCCACGACCGACCTTGCCCGCGAACTGCGCCGCATCTCGGAGCACTCCACGACAGAGGTCGGCGGCATGGCCACGCTCGAGGCGGGCACGGTGCTCACCATGCTGGCGGGCATCCGGGCCGACCTCGGCACACTGGGTACGCTCAACCTCACATCCGGGGCAGGGGCCACGCTCACCGTGGGCGAAGGGCTGCAAGAGACGGTGGGGGCCGACCGCACGACCGACGTGCGCGGCGCAAGGGCCACCACCATAGGCGGGGGCGATACGCTCTCAGTGGGTGCGGACAGGGCCGCGAACATCGCCGGGGCCAGCACGGAGACGGTGCAGGGCGAGAAGTCCATCAACGCCGCCAACATCACGCTGGCGGCGCAGGGCACCATATGCTGCAAGGCGGGGCAGGGCTCAGGCACGAGCCTCTTTGCTGAACTGCTGGCCTGCCTCGACGAGATTCGCGCCGCCCTCGACGTGCTCGCCGGGCACACCCACCCCGACGCCGGAACCATCGACCAAGGGGCCGCCGTCTCCGGACACGCGGCCCGTCTCGGAGGCCACAGGGCCACCATCGGAGGCATCACGAGATGAATGGATTCTTAGTCTGATATTTTCTTTGTATCTCACGGGCTGCGTTGCGCAATGTGTCTATTTTTATCTGGGTCTTCGACGTTAGCTGTGGAATTCACGCCTCCAAGAGTTGGGTGATGGGCGCTCCGATCAGGTAGATCATGGTGATGAAGGTTGTTACGTTCCGATACCCTCTGGCCCGCGAGCGAGCAGC